TGGATTTAAGAGGAGAAGCATTCCTTCAGTACATCTATAATGAGCTTGCATATCAGATTGCAAAGAAGGCTGCAGATCAGGTTATTGCTAATATCGAGGCTTGTACTTCATCATCAACAGCTACATCAGTTGCAGTTCCAGAAGTTACAGCTTCATCAATTGCAGTTGGAACTATTGCAGAAGCACTTGGACAGCTTTCAGATGAAGCAGCTAATCCAGTAGTTATGATGAATAAGGCAACATGGTCAGCATTTAAGGCTGTTCAGTATGCTAATAACTATGCTGTAGATCCATTCGAAGGACTTCCAGTAGTATTCAATAACACAATTTCAGCATTCAGTGCTGCATCTTCTGGAGATACATATGTAATCGTTGGAGACCTTGGTCATGGCGCAATGGCAAACTTCCCTAATGGAGAGGCTATTGAGTTTAAGTTTGACGATAAGACAAGCATGACATCAGACCTTGTAAGAGTTCTTGGTCGTGAGTATGTTGGTATCGGTATCGTTGCTCCAAAGGCATTCGTTAAGATTAAGAAATAATAGGAGAAAATATGAAGGTTGAAGTATTAAGAGTCTTTTTTGACAACAACGGACTTCACAAAGTTGGAGAAATCGCTGAAGTCGAGAACTTTGATGAAAACCTTATGAAACCTATTAAGGAAGCAGAAAAGGTTGTTAAAAGACTAGCAAAAGCAAAAACGGAATAACTCAAAGGGGCGCAGGATGAATCTTGCGCTCCGATTTTTTGAGGTTAATTATGGTAGATGTAAATATTTTAAAAGCAAGATTGCGAGTAAATCATAATAAGCTAGATACACAATTTGCGCAGGATATACAAACAGCAAAGGATGAACTTGCGAGAGTTGGAGTTTCAGCTACAAAGATTGCGAGCACAAATGATTCATTGATTGATGAAGCTATTGTTGCATACTGCATGATGATTGAAGCTAGTGTAGATTCAAAAATGTATGATGCTTATGAAAAACAATGGATTCAGAGGCGAGATGAGTTGAGAAAATCAACAGATTATAGGGCATAAAATGTATAACAGTATTGCATATTTAGTTAATAAAACAGACACAGGAACTACAGACCAGTATGGAGATGCTATTTTTAATGAAACATACAAGGATGTATTCTGTAATATTTTAAGCATTGGAACTAATGAATTTTATCAAGCACAGACTTCTGGAGTTAAACCAGAGCTCAAGATTTCAATTGCAGATTATTTTGACTATGATGGTCAAGAAGAAGTTGTAATTGAGGAGATAAGATATAAAGTTTTAAGAACATACAGAAGTCTAGGAAGCAATATTCTAGAGATTACTTTGTATGGTGGTGTAAGAAATGAGCGTACCGAAATCAGTAGTTAAAATGGATAAAAACGGAGTTCACTTTGAGTCGAGTGTTGATTATTACCAATACACGATTCAAGAGCTTTGTAGAGCTGCTTTAAGGGATGTAGGCAAATATGTATGCAGGACATTTAGGCAGTCTTATTATGGTGTGTTTAAACGCCATTCTGGAAGAGTAGGCAAATATACACAATACTGGGTGCAATACAAATACGAGCAATATCCAAAAGTGCAAATAGGTATAAAGCCAAATGGATTTTATGGAGGATTTCAAGAATTTGGAACATCAACGAGCCCTAGATACGGATTATTAACCGATTCAGTCAAAAATAATATTGACACAATAGTTAAAATTGAAAGTCAGTATTTATCTGCATTAAATGATGATAGTGCAGATTCATTAATTGAAGAGTCTGATTACGAAGGTGGTGCAGATGACTAACGAAGTAAACAAGGCCATTGTTTCATACTTAAAGAGCAATAATATTGTTGCCATAGACAATGAAGCGACAAATGGCGAGCAGTATCCTTATGCAGTAATTACTACAAGCAGATTAAATGTAGATGATAATATTTCTAACTGGGATTTAGAAATAAATGTATGGGATAAAAATAAGTTTTATAGCAGAGTTGAAACGATTGCAGACGATATAGAAAAATTGCTTGATTTCACTCAAATAAAATCAGATGATAATTTGCTTTGCATTTTTAAATCACAAAAAAGTAATGTGACAGATTCTGATCCTGCTATAAAAAGAGTGAGATTACAATTTGGATTAAAAATTTACGAAAGTGAGATGTAAAACATGAAAAAGTATAGTGGATTTACAACAGATACAGCAGATAGTTTGTTACTTAATGCTGGCGCATATTTTAAAAACTATGATGTTGCTATAGATACTTTTGATACTGCTGTAGCAGCAGGAAAGCTTATCGGAGCAACAAAGGGTGGTGGAGAGTTTTCTGCAGTTCCAGAAATCAGACAGATTGAGGTTGATGGTGTAGCAGGCAGAGCAAAAGGTCTTGAAGTTATTGATTCATGGGATATTTATTTAAAAGCTAATGTACTTGAAATCAAAGAAGAAACAATTAAAGCAGGACTTGCAGCTTCATCAGTTGATACAACAACTAATACAGATTATGACATCATAACAGCAAGCAATAACCTTGAGGTTACAGATTACATTGATAACATTACATGGGTAGGTACATTAAGTGGTTCGAATAATCCAGTTATTATCCAGATATATAATGCAGTTAATACAGATGGCCTTAAGTTCACAACAACAGACAAGGCAGAAGCTACAATAGCTCTTACATTTTATGCGCATTATACACAGGCAGATTTAGATACTCCACCATTTAAGATTTATTATCCAAAGTAAGAGATTGTATCATTTAAGGGAGGTAATAAATGAGAAAAATCAATACATCAGATGTTTTTAAACTTGCTAGAATATTAAAAAAAGGCAATGTTGAAGAGAATATTGCAAATGCAATAGGAGATATAGACATCAAAAATAAAAGCAAGGTCACAGAAAAGGTAGGAATTAAAGTTATGCTTGCCTTATTTGAATCTTGTGGAGAGCCAGAAGTAGAAAATCTGGTTTATGATTTATTTGGTGGAATTGCAGAAATAGATCCTAATACTATTGCAACACAGACTTTTGATAAAACTTTGGAAATGTTCAAAGAAATAGCAAAAGAAAACAATTTATCAAATTTTTTCAAGCAGGCAAGTCGGTTAATATAGAACTACTTGACCTGCTATATTCACGTTATGGCTCTGGAGCAAAAGATATATTACTCCTGCCATATGAAGAAGGTATTGAAATATTAAGCACTGCCCAGCGTATGAACAACGAGGAAAAGATATTCATGCGCTGGGTTATTTCATATCAAACAACAATGAAATATGAGGACTTTAAACGAGAGCTCAATATTACAGAAAACACATATGAAGATAACAAGACCGAAGAAGATATACTTGATTCGGTTAGACAGATATTAGAGGGTACAAATGGCACAAAGCATATTTAGCCTATTTGGAGAGGTTTTTGTCAATACAGACAAAGCCGATTCATCTTTGAGTAAAACAGAAGAAAAAGCAGGATCTGTTGCTGACAAACTTGGAGCAGGAATTAAAACTGCTGCAACATGGGGAACTGCTATTGTGGGTGGTGCAACTGTGGCAGCAGGCGCAATGATCAATGTCGCAAGCAAGGCAGCAGAGCAGGCAGATGAGATAGATAAAGCTTCTATTCGTATGGGAATAGGTGTTGAGTCATATCAAGAGCTGGCATATGCTGCAGGACAGTGTGGCGTTGATATGTCAACAATGGAAAAGGCAGCCAAACAACTTGAAGGCACAGACATGAATATGGATGATGCAATGAAGTCTATAATGGCACTTGGCACAGAAGAAGAAAGAGCTGCAAAGGCTGCAGAGCTATTTGGAGAAGCCACAGCTTACAAAATGAAACCTTTATTACAACAAGGAGAAGAAGGTTTTACTACATTAACAGATAGAGCTCACGAGTTAGGCATTGTTATGTCAGAAGATGCAGTAAAGAGTGGTGTAGAGTTTGGAGATTTAATGTCAGACTTAAAACAGAGTCTGCAGGGACTTGTTGTTAATTTAGGCTCTGGATTTATGCCAATCTTAAATGACATGATAAAGTCTATTATTGGTTTTATGCCAACTATACAAGCTATTATCTCTGATTTAGGACCTGTTCTTTCAGATTTATTGCAGAGCATTTTACCACCACTTGTTGAGTTAGTTCAGCAAGTATTACCACCTCTGCTTGAAATTATTGAACCATTAATTCCTTTGCTATCAGAAATACTTAAAGTAATACTTCCACCATTAACAGAAATTATTAAAGTATTAGCAAAAGTAATCAGTACAGTACTTGGTGCTGCAATAGAAGCACTTATGCCAGTGTTAGATAGTTTTAAGACCTATTTAAATGGCCTAATGACCTTTATTAAGGGCGTATTTATGGGAGACTGGAAGATGGCATGGGAAGGTGTAAAAAACATCTTCAAAGGCGTATTTGATTCGCTGGTTGGAATTGCAAAGGCACCATTAAATGCTGTGATTAGTTTAATAAATAAGGCATTCTCTGCAATTGGAAGTATAACAATTCCAGATTGGGTTCCTAAAATTGGCGGTCAAACATTTTCACTTCCACAGATACCACTTCTTGCAAACGGAGGAACTATTACAGCAAGTGGTTCGGCTATTGTTGGAGAAGCAGGGGCAGAGCTTATTGAAATGCCAACAGGAGCAAGAGTTACACCTCTTGAAGCTGGTTCTGATTTTGGTGCAAAGCTAGATTCTATATTGGATATGATGAAGCAGTATATGCCGATGATAAACAATGCGCAGATAGTTCTTGATAGTGGAGCATTAGTTGGTGCTACAGCTCCTTTGATGAATATGGCATTAGGGCAGATAGTTACAAGAGAGGGTGCAAGATGAGTAATCCTATGACAAATGGAGCAACTATAATAGTTGTGTCTACAGATGAATCGTATCATACATACGATGATTGGACTTTATATATAACAAATAATAATTATATTGGAAATCCAGAACAGCACCTTGATTTTATTGAGATAAATGGAAGAAATGGACTATTAGATGTTTCAGAAGTGCTAGTTGGCAGACCTACATATAAAAATAGAAATATAAGCATTGAATTATGTGGGATAAAAGAAAGAACTAACTGGGATGCAATTGTATCAGATTTTAGAAACAAAATTGATGGAAAAGTTATAAAACTTATTTTTGACAATGATC